TCAAAATCTTCGAGATTTTCTTCTCTCCAAAGCATCTGATTTTCTGCAATTTCTTCTTGACTCATTCCTAAGAATCTCTTCATGGCAAATCTCTTACTCATGAACGGAATTGTTATCATTGTAGAAAATGTGCCAACCCTTGCCCCGTCCATTTCTGCTTGACGATATGCAGCAAAGTTTTGAGGTGGATTAAATTTAAGATCAAAGATGCCAGGATCTACATTGATCCCTTTATTCATCAAGTAAAATTTAAATTCGTTATTGAAATGCTCGTTGATTAGTCCTTGTAGTCGTTCGCAATATTTGTTGAATCGTAGTTCTTGAATATAAGCTGTCCCGACTCTACCATCATTGAAAGACGAGCCGCCGTCGTCGGGTCCTGTTGGAAGATATGAGCTTGGAATACGTAGCGCTCTAAACAACTTATTAGTGAAGTAACGAAGGTCATCGATTTCTCCTAAATTAGTTCCGCCAGGTAACAACTCTACTTTACTTCCTCGACCTTCCGAAGTTTGCGGGAAAAAGTAATCTTCATTGATGCTTAACGGATTATAAGATGCGTCTATAACGCTCGTGCCGCCGCCCGTTACACTCGGGATACGGCGTTGATTAACTTCATTCTTAACACGTTCTACGAATCCCATTGCAAGGTGACTCGGCATGTTTCCTACGTCGATGTAAAATACACGACGTTCAGGAGCACGTTGTACGCGGTAGATAATAATCGCATCTTCAAGTAATTCTTTCTGCTTGTATACTTTAAAGATAGACTCTAACAAACTATTTCCAAAAGGAAAATTGTTATCTAAGCCTTCACTCATAGACAAGTGAATTACGTGTTTTGCATCAATTGCATATTGATTTTGATTCAATTGGAAGCGCCCGCCAGAGGTTTGAGCAACAGCGCCGGTCATTCCTTTTTGCTGTGCGTTTGCTGTAGTATAAGTTGTTCCTGCAACAGTGCCTGAAGTATTCGAAGGATTAATTTGCGTAACAGACATGTCCTGTAAATTAATGTTTAAATCTCGAATGATGTATTGTTCTGGAACTTTTCCTTCTGACTCATTGACAATAATTTTATCAACTTTGCCGGGATCTATATACATCCACTGTTGCGTTTCTGGGTCTCGAACAAAAAAACAGTCGCCATACTTAAAAGCATTTCGAACAATTTTAAAAATTCGATTACTAAATCTATTGAGTCTAGTCCACTGTTGTAGATATTTTCTTAAGATTTTAATTTCTGTTTGTGTTGCACCTTCGTTGAAAAACAATTCAAAAGGAGTACCGTTTTCTTCATTTTCCTGTGTGCAAAATTCTGCTAAAATATCAAGGGCAGCATTGACTTCACTGTCACTATCCATAGTATCATACTGTTGATATCTCTCTAAACGATTAGGATGGCCGGAGTAAACATCTGGAAGATATGACGAATAATTTGTCCTACTAGGGTTTGCTCGGTAGTTTCCTGAACTACCTACCGGACTAAGACTTCCGTCTGTGTTAACCGGGGTAAAGTACTTTTTCCAAGACAATGTATTTTTCCTTATCGTCTAAACAAATTGCCGTTACTTGCTAGTAAATCAGCAGTTCGTTTTGTATTATCTGAAATTTCTCTTAAATTCCTGACCATTAGTTGTAGATTATTATTTAACGTCGCAGAATCAGTAGACGCTCCTCCTGGTCCTGCCATAGCTGCTGCTCTACCAGCTGCTCCGAGAGCTTGCGGAGAAGCTGAGGTAGTTGGCGCTGCTGTAGTCGGAGCAGTTGCTGGCGGCGCAGCAGGTTCTCTTGCAGGTGGTCTTGGCGGTTCTCTCGATGCAGGCTGTCTAGGTTGAGCCGGAGTTGATGTCGCAGGTCTTTCTGGAGTTGCTTCTTCCTCATCACTGCCCCAACTTAGTACTTTGGCAACAATATCATTTCCGATATTTGTAATTCCGTCTACAATACTAGAGAATATTGACTTAACACTTTCCCAAATATCACTTAAGAAAGTTTCATATCCGCCGTTGATAAAATTAATAATGCCGTCTTTGATTGCATTAAATCCATTAACAACAGCATTGATCATTCCAGATACCGCTCCTACTATTAACTCCCAAGCAGCAGATAAAAGGTTACTAATCATAGTTCCTAAATTTGAAAACCAATCTATAATTCCTTTACCCATTTCTACAACTAAAAATAATATATAAGATAGTGCATCGCCTAGAGCAGATAAGATACCGCTTAAAATGCTGCCAAAGAAATCGACTACACCACCAATAATATCACCAATTCCGCCAAAGATCTTGTCAAGACCTTCTGAGAAATCACCGGACAATATGTCAAAAATTCCCTCAACAATTGATACAATCCCCATTATCACATCGAGAACTGCATTGAACATTTCAAATAGTGTGTTAGCTGCTGTGCCAAGAATTGCAAATACAAATTTTCCAATTGGACTTTCTATAATGTTTAAAATGACTTCGACAATAGTAAATGCTACATCAAATAATTTCAAGAAGAACGTTTTCATGTTTTCAAATAAAGGAGTAGCTGCTGCACCTTGAATGATGTTTTCTACTACTTCTACAATTCGATTAACAATAGATCCTAATCTTTCAAATGCATCTTGCAGTCCTTTACCAAAGGCGCCGCCGTCTCCTCCAAAAATTGTTCCTATAATATTAGCAAGTCCTTGTATTACTCGACCAATAGTTTGGAAAGTTGTGCGGAATACTGCGCCTACTGCAACCCAGTCAATGGCTTTTACAATATCACCAATAAAAGTAGTAATTGGCTTTAGGAAATCTGATAGTCCTTTCCTAACACTTTCCATAGTAGTAGCGCCTTCGCCGCTACCAAATAATCCTTTAAAGAAGTCTTTGAACGGTCCTAGAACATCGTCAATAGTTAATCCGCCAAACAAATCTTGAAATAAAGGAATAATAATCTTAGTAATAATATCTCCCCCGAAGCTTATCACTTTAGGAAGAATTTCCATAAATCCTTGAATTAATGCAGTAACAACCGGAAACAATGGAGCCAACGCTTCTGATAGCATTTCCATTAAGCCGCCAAAGTGTTTCATTTGACCCTGTGCTTGGACTGTTGCGCCAACGCCGCTTCGTTGCGCTTCCTCTTGAGCTGCTCGAGTTTCGTTAATACGATTTAACGCATCCTCTTCAGTTCTAATTCCTTTATTTCTACTATCTGCTACCGATCTTGCACTCTGCTGTGCTTGATCAGCTAGAGCGCCATTACTAAATGTTGCAGCTTGCAAAGCGGCACCACCTTCTTCATACGCCCTAATATTAGCAGCAGTTGCAGCAGCAGCATTCCTGTCAATTCTAGATCTTGACTCTGCTGCTGTTGAGTTATCATTAACGATCTGGGCATTTCTCCTCTGGGCGGCTGCGCCGTCGCCTACAACAGCGGTATACATTTGAGCAGCTTTAGTCATAGGAGGGAAGCCAAGCATTTCACTATGCAATGCATCAACTGCACCTTGACCTTCTCTTTGAGCGGCTGCTAGTGCTTGCGCATATTTGTCTTTTTGCTCTGCGGTCATTCCTGCAAGTTTTGCTTCAACAGCAGCTTGCGCGGCAGCTTTCTTAAGTTCTTCTTCTTTTTGCTTTCTAGTCTTGCCTTCTAATTGAGCTGATAAATCTAATTCCTGCGCAAAGTTTTTAACACTCTGCTCCATTCTTTTTTGATTTTTAACATCACCTTCTTGAACACCGCCAACAACTGACGCATAAGAACCTAACATACCGTTAACTTCTTCTAAAGTATAACCCATACTTAAAAGTTGCTTACCTACATTACCTTGAACTAATCCTGTGTTAAACTTAATTAAATTCTTTGCGCCTTCCTCTGAAGTACCTCCTAAATACCTTAGAATAGGTGTAGATTCCTGCATCAATTTAGAAAACTCATCCATGCTTAGGTACATACCAGCAGCACTTCGACGAACTTGGTCTAGATTTCCACCTAGTGTTGCGCCGCTTTGTGACATTTGTTGGAATGTAGCAATGTTCTTTTCTAAAACTCTAGTTTGATAGTTCATTGCTTGGGCAACTAGACCTAACCCAAAGGGAAGGTTGTCTAACCCTGCTGTTAAACTTGATAAACTATTAGTACCTTCAATAGCGCCCTCAGCTAAGGCCATTTGATTTTGCCAAAGTAAATTACCAGCTTGAGTTAACCCTTGAAATCCTTTAGCTGCTAATCCCATAGCAACATTAAAAGTTCCGCCAACTATTCCAGCTGCAACACTAACAACTCTTCCCATTGCACTAAAAGTACCAGTTAATAAGTTGCCTTCCCTAGTGGCTCCTCCTCCGCCTGCTCCGCCGCCACCGGCGCCGCCTGAACGTGAAGCAATATCGCGCAGGAAAGTAGCCTGTTCTCTATTAATTGTAATCAGTTCGTCTAATAGTGCTTCTGCTGCGCCGTTCATAACTTTTCCTGTGGTTAAATACCAACATAAATAT